CCGTTTCCTGAGCCGCACCTGCGGTACCATGATGAACATGACCACCGTGGCCATGCCCTGCTTCATGCGGCCGGACTTGGTGAAGGCGCCACCCTTGGCTCGGCGGCCGACCCGCCCAGACTTGTTGATACGAACCCCATCGACCACCAGCAGCGACGGGCGGCCGCGCCGATAGACGAACCGCAACGGCCCGAAGCGATGCTCCGGGAAGTTCGACGGATTGATCCGCTTGCCGCCGACCCCGCGCTTCGGCGCCTGCGGCGTCGGGATCGCCAGCCAGAACCCGGACTTGCTTTTGATCACCGCGCCCTCGTCGAAGCTGCGAATGATCCGCGGCGCCTTCGACCAGACCATGGCGGCCGCATCAAAGCCCTTGTTGGAATAGATCCGGTCCCGCCAAGTCCGTGACAGACGCGCGCCGAGGCCGGCCGAGATCACCTGCTTGCGCAGATCGGCCTTGAGCCCTCTCCCGGCTTCCTTGATCCCGGCGGTCACCGCTCCAGAAATCACCCGCATCTCGGCTTCCATGCCGGCGATGATCGATCCGGTGATGGTGGCGGCGAGTTTCATGGAAGAGGCGAGAACGGCGGAACGCCCGACCGGGACATCAAAGTGGCCGTGTATCCAGAGTCCAGACCAACCGGTCGGGATCACGCCGTTCAGGCTCGCCCTGGACGACGTAGTCCAACCCATCCACCGTCAACCGATCACCCGGTTGCGGTGCTGCGACATCCGACGTCCGAGCCTCGAACAAGGCGGTCTCGGTGAGCACGCGGGTCTCGCCGAAGCCGACGATCTCGTCGGGACGCCTGGCGATCACCCGGACGGTCACACCCCCGCCGCCGTCGGGTGTGTATAGGGCATCCACACCGAAGCGGGCGAACACCACGTCGACGGCGGCGGAGAAGGCGTTCACCGGCGAGCCCCTACACCGTGCCGTTCAACCTGACCGGCACCGTCACGTCGCCGGACGCCGCGGCAACGGTGGCAGCGCCGATCAGGGTGTTGGCGGTCGCTGTGGTGGTGACGTTCTTGTTGGTATTGTCCCAATAGACCTTGGCGCCCTGGGTGATGGCGCCGGTGGCCTTGGTCATCTCGAATACGCCTTCGGTCATGGCCTCGAATTCGGCGCCACTGACGGCGGCGCCGGCAGCGATGCCAAAGATCGTACCGACCAGGACGCCGTCGCCGCTGGAGACGTCGGACGGCGCAATCAGGGTGAGGGTGTCGCCTTTCTGGATAAAGTTCTTCATGGGGGTGCTCTCCTTATATAAAGACGCGAAGGGCGGCCGAAGCCGCCCTCATCGCATGACGTGGTAGGCGCCGATCAGACGCCCGGATTTTTCCAGATGCCGCGCCAGTCGATGGCCTTGGCGCCGAAGTCGAGGCGGGCCTTGACCTCGACGCCGTCGACGTCGAAGCCCATGCGGGTCTCCATGTAGACGCCGTCCTGGCCCTCGAGATAGGCGTACTCGATGGTGTCGATCGCCGCCGGGCTGGCAAACAGATACCAGGGCACGGCGCCGGACGCCGGGTCGAGCCGGGGCTCGGCGATCACCGCCAGCGAGCGGATCGACTGCGGCACCACGTCGCCGGTTTTTGTCGGCACCAGGTTCTGGGCGATGATCTGCTCGGCGGTCAGCTCCAGCGTCGACGGCACCACCAGGAAGGCCGGTCGGATGTTGAGGATGGTCTTGCCGTCGAGCCCGACCTGCTTGGCCATGGCGGTGCGGGCGACGCCCAGGTTGGCGACGTCGAGCGCCGTGCCGGCGCCGGCCAGGTTCTTGTGGCCGGCGTGAAACAGGGTCTTGGCGTCGCCCATCGCCGGGTTCGACGTGATGATCCCCCAGACCACGTCGCTTTCCAGCGTCGCCGCCGAGGTCCCGAACAGCGACGGCACCCGGGTGAAGGCGTCCAGGTCGTCGTTGATGATCACCTGGCGGGTGATGCCGATGACCTTGCCGTAGGTCTCGACCCGGTAGCTCTCCTTGCCTTCGCCTATCGTACCCCGCTTAAACTCGCCGTTTTCGGCGACCTTCTCAAGCTGCGGCGCCTCGCCCAGCTGCAGCCGGCGAATATCCTTGAAGTCGCTGGCCGAGGCGCGCCGGGCGATCGCCGGGAAAGTCCGCGGCGCCGCCTGATAGGCGTCGCGCAGGGTCTTGTTGGTGACGGCGGCGAGGATCTCCGGAAAATCGCTGGTCGAATGCAGCGCCCGCGTCGCGATCTCGTCGCGGGAAAGTCCCCGCACCCGGACCCCATCGGTCTCGAGGAAGGCGCGGGCCAGTTCGAGCAGGGAATAGCCCCGCCACTCGCGCGCCGGCTCTGGTAGATCGAAGCGACTGGGATCGAAGCGGTGCAGCAGCGCCGCCTCGACCGCGCCCTGCCGGGTCTGGCGTTCGTCCATGCCGCCGACGGTGATCTGGGAACGGGTCTCCGTTTGTTCGTCGCGTTCGGCGACGGCGTCGATCAGGGTTTTACGGGCCTCGTCGAGCGCCATACCGCGCTCGACCAGTCCCTCGGCGACGCCGCGCTCGACGCCCAGCTTGCGGGCGGTCTCGTAGATGCCGGCGGCGCGGCTGCGTTCCTCGGTAACGGCGCGCAGAGCTTCCGCTCTGGCGTCGGCCTTCGGCTCGGCATCGGCCGGAGCGACCACCTTCTTGACGGTGGCCACATCCGCCGCCCGCCGCTCCGGCGCCGGCTCGATGGCGGTCTTTGAACGTTGCTCTACCACGGGGGCTTCTTCGGGCTCGACGATGGTCTCCATTTGGGCTTCTTCGACGGGTGTCTCGGTGTTCGGGTCGTCTTGACGTTCCATGACGTGTTCTCCTTCAAGGGATAGAGGTTCGGGGTTTTGTGATCTGGCGATCAGGCGACAGGGTTGCGGGTCTCGGGAGGCGGCGCGGAAGCCGGCGTCCGGATCGGCACCTATGGCAACGGCGGAGAGTTCCGCCGGGGTCCAGTCGATAGCGCGCCAGATCGGAAGTTTGCCAGGTTCCTCGATGACCTCGTAGGCGCGAACGCTGTAGCCGACCGAGACGTTGCGAATGATCCCGGCGCGCACGTCCCGCCATACCGGCTCGACGTCGTCGCGTTCGCTGAAGCGGACGAGGGCCCGACCTTCCGGTTTGTCGCCGTCGACGATCCAGGCCCTCTCGACGACGCCGATGACGCCGTCCAGCGACCAGGCGCCATGGGTGTCGAGCAACGGCGCGCCGCCGTTCAGCCGCGACAGATCGACGTGTTCGGGATCCAAGGACAGGACCTCGTCGTAGGCTTCGCCGGTCATCCGGTCCCGGCGCGGCACGTGGGCCCCGGACGACCAGACCACCTCGACGGTGCGCGCACCGTCGTTGACGCTTTCGGGCAGCATGCTGGCCGCCCGGGTCTGCATCGGCAGGTTCACCTGGTCGCGTTCGGGGCTCGGTTCAGGAACCGTCGCTGTTCGGGCCATTGTCTTCTCCTTCCTGGTAGATTTTCGCGGCGCCCGTCTGCGTCGCCCGCCGCGGATCGGTGTCGAGCACCAAACCGAGTTCGTCGAGCCGGGCGTTGGTGTCGGCGATCTCTTCGAGCACGTCGGATGGGTCGTAGCCGTTGCGCGCGATCGCCTCCTTCAAAGTCATGAAGCCCGACCGCACGGACATCACATCGGCCTTGGCGTCCTTCAGCGGATCCACCGCTTCAAACCGGGGCGCCGTCCATTCGACGCCGAAGTTGCCGGCGGGAAGCCCGTCGATCGCCTGGGCAACTTCGACGAAGCGCCGCCACACCGGATTGCAAAGACCCGGGATCAAGACCTGTCCCTGCAGCGCCTCCATGCGGCGGCGGAACTCGATCAGCCCGGCCCGGATGCTCGAATAGTTGACCTGGCTGAGATCGCCGGTCAGCAGTTCGTAGGTCAGCCCGAGCCCCGAGGCGATGGCGTGGAGCTGGAAGCGCATGTACTCCGGATAGCCGCCGCTCGACGCCGGGGCGGCGAAGCGCACGTCCTTGCCGGCCGGCAGGTATTCGATCATGCCGGGCTCGAAGGCCTCGATCCGCCGGCCGGCCTCGTCTTCGCCGACCTCGCCCAGGGTCTCGCCGTCGTCAGCGTCGAGGACGAAAGCGGCGAAGCAGGCCTCAATCTTCTTCCGGACCAGTTCGGCGTCGTCGTATTCGTCGAGGTCGCGCATCTTGATGATGACCGGGGCGAACCACGGAACGCCGCGTTCCTGACCCGGGCGCAGGCGCTCAAACACATGGCAGACGTCGGCGGCCGGCACCCTCGTGCTCTGCAGCGAGCCCCGGCGGAAGCCGGCGAGTTCTCCGGGATGCACCGGAAACAGCCAGTAGGCGACACGCCGTCCCAGCCGATCAAACTCGATCCCCTGGTGAATGAAGCCGCCAGCCGTGGCCTCACCGGAGCGCAGGGTGTCGAGATGATCGGCTTCGAGGACCTGGAGCTGCAGCGGCACCGCCAGACCGTCAATGGTCCGGCGCGGCCTGAAACGAACAAGACACTCGCCGCTTTCCACCATGGCCCGGGCGACCAGCGCCTGCAGGCCATGGAAATCCGTGCGGCCGTCGGCGTCGCATTCCGCCGTGAACCGGGTCCATAGCTTGTCGGCCTGGTCGTTGAGGCCGGCGTCGCCGGAACGGGCCCGGGCCTTGAGGCCGCTGCCGACCAGATTGCCGACCAGGGCGTTCACCCCCTTGGCGGCATACGGGTTGTTGCGGACCAGATCGCGCGAGCGGTCGCGAAGCCGGGGCAGAGCAACGGCGATCTCGGCGTTGGAGCCGCTGCCGGGCGTCCTCCAACCCTCGGTCCGCCGGCCGACCCTGGCCCCTTCGTAACCCCGGTGCAGGATGTTCATGGTGGCGCGGGCGCGGGCACGACGAAGCCCGGCGCCGGGCGAGAAGAACCCGACCGTCTGATCAAGCCAGTTCATAAAACTCAGCCCTTGGAAAACGACGCCAGGCTGCGCGATGGCCGGGGCTTGCCGGAAACCGCGGCGATCCCGCGCTCGATCACCCGGATGCGCCGAATCAGGTCGGCCTCGGAGCCGTACTCCACCGTCCGCCCATCGTAGGAGACACGCAGCGTGCCGGAGGCGTAGGCCGCCTTCAGGGCGTCGAGTTCCGATTGCGTCCACGCCATTATTTATCCCTGTCCGGGCTGCACCCGTCCCCGCCTCTTGTTGTTTCCCGGTCCGGGCTGCGCCCGTCCTCGCCTCTTGTTGTTTCCCTGTCCGGGCTGCGCCCGTCCCCGCCTCTTGTTGTTTCCCTGTCCGGGCTGCGCCCGTCCCCGCCTCTTGTCATTTAAGCCAGTTCCCTCTGCGGTCGCCGAGCCAATCGCCGCGGCGTCCCGATGCCGGACGCGAGGAACTCGCCTTCGACTCGGACGTACGTTGTTTCTTGGCCTTGGGCACCGGATCACCGCCCAGGGAATCCGCCAACTTGCGCCAGTGGCGCTCCTCGAAACGGTCGAGGCCGACCACGGCTGCTGCCGCCCGGGCGTAGACGTAGCAATCCAGCGCCTCGTTTCGCTCGCGCAGCTTGCGCCATTCGCGCACCGCATAGCCGCGCCGGTTCTTTGTGGTTACCAGGTGCTCGGAACAAAGCTGCTTGCAGTACTCACTATCGACCTTGGGCAGGTGGACATAGCCGGCGGGGTAAGCCTCTCCGGCTGCCAATTCCTCGTCGGTCGGACGCTCCTTGCGCAGGTTATTGAACAGCTCCAGCTTGGCGATGCCGCCGGCCACCGAGCGAATCTTGACGCCGCGCCGGAGCCGCTTGCCGGCCGCCGTGATATCGACGGCGCTCGGCATGCCGACCAGGGCGGCGCCCCGTTCGACACCCTTAACGGCCATCACCAGCCCGGCGTGTTGGCGCCGCGCCCAGCCGTAAACCTCCTGGGTGGCGTAGCCGCTGTCGACGGCCAGGCGTTTGAGCGGCATCTGGACGCCGGAAGCGTGGCTCCAGGTCTCCGACAGCATCCCCGTCAGTTCGTCCCAGACATCGGCGCGCGAGGTGTCGCCGTCGATTACCCGGTGCTCGACCAGCCACGACTGAAATCCAATGGTCCCTGTCAGGCCTCCGGCCTTTCCCGCCTCTTGATCTCTTCCCCAGGCCCAGATCGAAGCTTCGATACGGTCCTTCTGAATATCGACGCCGGCGGTGAGAAGCAGACCGCCCTTGGGGACAGTGCCTTCGCGGTAATCCTCGCGGCGGTCGTAAATCCGCTGCCAGTCCGGGGCCTCGCCGACCTCTTC